TTATAAGTAATCTTTAAGATCATTATTGTAATCAGTTATTTAATATTGATCTCTATATACTGCTGCATATCTGGTAGAATATTAGCTCAATACTGGTAACTCATTTTTAGTTATATTCATAGTGGCTATTTCACTAATAGTTTGAGAAAAAACTGCTCTACCTACTATAGTTTAATTAACTCCATATTCATCTGTTATAGAAATTGGAGTTGTATATGGACTATAGTATATACTATTTTAAGTATAATTTGCGACTATGATATCATAGCCTATGTAAGTTATACTAGTGATATGTCTTATTGCAGTTAAATTATCACATCTTCTGACTTAAATTTACCAATCTATACCATTGATAGTAACCTAATTATCATCTATTTAAACTAAACTATTATCAAACAATCTATAATTTCTAACTCTGGATTAATTACTTTGAATCTCATTTTATAGTATTATTAAATATTAATATCGTAAGTTCATAATTAAATTATAATAAGGAATATGTTATCCACAATCACAGCTCAAATCTACACAATTTAGTTATAAATGTAACTTACTAATATTATTCTTGGGTATTGATATTCCCTGACACTTTTAGCATACTACATCTTCTTATTTCTTTAGTTCTCTTTTTTCTCTTTGCTGCTTTTTCTCTTTTTATACTATTTATTATTACTAATCATTCTAATCTAAATCTTATGACTGTTATTACAGTTCTACCTCTTGCTCTGAAGATTCATTTTACTCAGTTTATATTTATTTTTAAATTTGTTATATCTATTATTTTGATTTATTAATATCTTCTTTACTGCTCTATCCAGCACTTTCTGAAGTATCTAGAATATAATCTTTGTAAAGACTTTCTTCAGATACGCTCTCTGTTGAGCTTTAGATCCCATCCTTATTTTTATTTTATTTTTTCTATGGTTACAAATTTTCTTCTAGTCTATAAGGATGTCCTTCTACACTTTCTATGTTCTCTTAAGAAAATGTTTATTCTAATTTGAAATCTTATTTCTTTAAATCATCGTAAATTTTCTTTATTTTAACAGTAAGTATTAAAACCACATCTTCATCAATTATTTAACTGAATGGTTTAGTAATCAAGAACATCTAACTATTAGTCTAAACTTCTATAACATTGAACATAATAGCTACAAAATTCTTTTATCCTACACTGTTAATCTCTTTGAAAGTGTTTATTAATTAATGTAATACTTTAAACATACTCATAGGTCTTTCAAATGGCTTTAGACTTTTCTTTTCTAGGTCTATTTTAATATTTTCTCCATAATAATTATTAACTAAATTTGGATTTGTACTCAATGTAGCACAAACATAATTCATCATTTCTTCTTAATTTAGAGTTATTTCTTTATTTTCATTGGTATTAGATAATAAGAACGGTAATAAACATTCAGCTGTAGCAATATTCAAACAATGATTATTATAACTTGGGTAGGATATTAGTGAATATTCTTTAAATAAGAATGAGCTTGGTAAGCTTATTTTTTGACCCCAGGCATATTAAGAATTTTTATTTTTGTTTTAGATTTTTATATTAGCTTGGTCAATTACTTCTTATAATTATAACCCTTTAATTCCCAAAAGATCCTATATTTCAGTCTATTTTTCTAAGCTCCTTTAAAGTTTATTGATTTATATTTTAACATCCTTCTTCTCTTTAAATTATTAATTATTTTAATCATTTTTCTATTTAGAATTACTAAAATCTACTTTTGGTTATTATTTATTAACTTTAGGCACGTAAATTTTCATTTTCTTAGCTCCTATCTTAAAAAGTTATTAATCTGCATATTAATTATTTTAAATTTTTCTTATTCTAATATGTTCTATTAATTCATTAATCTCCTTATCAAAATTCTTATATTATAATTATTAACATATTTATTTTAAACATTTAATTTAGTCTTAATCTTAATTTAACTCAATCATAGAACAGGCTTATTTCTAAGTATATTTTTGTTAATATAATTATAGTTAATTTTAAACAAATTATTCATCAAATTTAAATATTTATTGTTATTATTACTGTTAATTTTTTAAATGTAGTATTTGATTTTATTATTATTAAATTTAAATTTATTATTATTTACATTCTTGAATTATTTTATCTAATTATTTTTACAACATTTCAGCATCTTTCCCATAAAACTCGTCAACTTCTTATAACATACCAAATAGTGCTTTTTAAACAGCACTATAAACATTAGTTCCGTGATTTATTATACATTTTTCCGCAAATTATACTCCTTGTTCTTTCCTTTATTCCATTAATTTCTAATGCTCATTTAATATCAAGTTAGAGCTCACTTGCTTAGATTAAATCTCCGTCACAATCACACTTTCGTGTATGTTTGTGGACAACTATGGGCAAGTCTTACTACACTCCACATAGCCTACGCATCCCACTGGCGTTTCTCCAGAATTTGTCACCTTTTGGGCTTGGCCGCTCTGGTTGTAAATTTGGCTAGAATTGTTATCTGTAACGAGTTTTTCCCTTTCAGTGAATGAGAGATGTCAACTCTCACACCATAGTCTGCAATTAAACAGACGTATACTCCATAACCTATTAAGAATTTA